CTCCGATTGTGACTTCTCCAATCACTCTAGCTTCATCGCCCTTGCCAGTTGTGCGTACAATTTTTACACGATTGCCAATCAAATTATCAAGCGAACGAGATCTTCTAGTTTCGATAGATTTTTTACCTGATACAATGAGGTCGGCAAATTTGTTATTTAGTTCATTTCGTACATTCACCGCAGTCATCACATCCCCAGCCGGCATGAAGAGTTTGTCGGTAATCTGCACATCGGCTTCATCGAAGATTACATAATTGTAATCGCCCTCGCCCTTGGATCGTGATGAACCATCGAGGTATTTGATGCCTGGTATACCGGCTTCTTTTAATCGCCTGGAGATTTCAGGCTCGGGTACATTTTCAAGAGCATTGTCAGTAATATCCCGATAATCTAAATCTTTACGATATTCCCACAGGTCTTCACCCTCCAACTCGGTTAGTACCTTTCTAACCTTATCTTGTATATCCTTTGTCTGTTCGCCTAATGTCTTATCATAAAGCAGATACTCGTTCTCCTTGGGGGCGAGTTCGACTTTGTAGAGGGAGCCTTTGGGTGGTGGGGTCTTTTTAGCTTCAGTTTTATCACGGAGAATTTTTACTAAATCGCTACGATCAGCATTAGGCATTCTTTTTGCCCTTCTTTCGTAATACCCTATCAATGCTTCTCGATCCCCAAAGTTCTCTAAGTCTAGTGCCGCTTGATGCCTTGGGTCTCTTGAGTTGTAAGGTTGACCATCGTAAAAACCTCTTTCGTCCTGAGTTAGCACTTTCCGATAATGCTCGGCAACTCCTTTTCTACCCGCAAAGTAAAGCCCATGCCCATAGGCTTGCGCACCCTCGCCAGTACCGATGGTCGATGTTCTGAATCTGCCGAAGGGTGCGCCTGGCTCCGCTGAAAAGGTGTGCGGTGTGCCGTGGTAGGCGGGGTGGAAGAGCTTGTCCGACTCTCCCCTTCCAGGCATGAGGTTACGCCTTAGTCGATCAATGACTACATTGCGGGTATTGCCGGTTGGCTGGATTGTGCCAATCCGATCCAATCTGCGAGAGCGGTAGGTCGCCAATGTGTTTGCTCGTCTCTCACCGAGGTTAGATAGTGTGGGATTGTCGGCAATCTGACTTTTACTTACTGGTCCGAATGCGGCGTTGAGGAAGTCTCTTTGCTTATCGGTTATACCACTCTCGGGGTTACTGTCTCCATTGATAATTCCTTTGGCATGATTATCCAAATACTTCTCGAACATGGACTCAAAGTTTTGGCGAACTGTGGCATCATCCGATCCACCAAATGCCTGTGCAATCTCTTTGCCTCTACGCTTGAGGAGATAATCTACATTCTTTTGTAGCTTATCGAGGGATACGGTGTCGAAGATTACATTGCCGTCCTTGGTGATTGTTACTCCGTAGACCAGGCTATCCCGATATCCACCTTTTAAGGTTTTATACTTCCTCCCGCCTTTGCCGGTGGCCGCATAATAGAATAAGAGCATATGGTTGCCCTGCCCTTCTCTGCCTGCTCGGCTGGCTTCTCTGAGATAACTGATTTGCGAGGCGTTGTATCGATTTGTCTTTGCAAGCTCATCGATAATAGAATCATCAATAAATTTACCCGAGCCTACAAGTTTACCATCTGCGGTTTCGGACAGGGTGACATGACCTTCGGGTAGATCATTCTCGCGAGCTTGTATGGCATCGATAAGATCCCTTGCGAGTGCCTGGTTTGCCTGACGGGTCTCGGCAGGTGTAAAGACTTCGGGCTTACGGGTGATGGGGTTTATTTTAATTGATCCATCCTCGTTGGTCTTGAAGTGGCCACCGTTATTAAATGCCTGTAAACTTTCGATTGGATCGTTAGGAGATACAACCACGGTATCTAGTTCATCATCTCCAACTACTGGGCGTTGTTCGCGAATCTCCGATTCCGATAATCCGATTGTTTCGTCTTCGTACCGCTTTACGAGGTTGTCCAATTCTCGGGATGATCTGAATGCTTTATTCAGTACACCAGTTCCCTTGACTATCGATCCATCCTTATTAGTTGCCATGCCTAGTGAGTGCATGACTTTCCGCTTGAAGCCTCCGCTTGTTATACGCTCACCAAGGCTTTCGATCATCTTATAGGTGGATGACTGTCTTGCCCGTTTTGCGGTCTTGCCGGATATCATCCGCTCGGCCACGATCTCGGCAAAAATCTCACGGGCAAAATGCTCGGGAGTTTCATAGCGTAAACGATCCTTGTCGGATACATTTGTTCGCTCGAGTTTTTCGATGTATGCCTGCTGTAAATCCCTAAACTCCTGGTTGAGTTCGTAAAACTTTAAACCATTGGCATCTGTCTGTACGATAGGCTTGCCTGTCTTCTCGTCTATCTTGGTAAATAATCCGACTCTGCCCTTTTCTGCATTACCGATTAATTCTTCCAGGATGTTTGGAAGGAGGCCGTGCCGTTCGATGTGGTGACCGATCTCGTGGGCTAGGACTACGCCGAGTGGGTTGTCTGAATCGGAGTTGATCTCAACCACACTATCCTTGCCGTCCACATATTGTGCGCCGTTTGGTCCATCCCTTCCCATAGATTTTACCCGAATGACTACATCGGGAAAGAACTGGGAGAATGTGGATATGGCAATCTGCTGATCTTTCTTGAGCTTATTAAACTCACGAAGTTCAGGCTCGGTCATTGATTGCTTATGATATTCTAAATCCCCTAGCTGTTTGGCGATGAGATCGGAATTACTGCTGAATCGTAAAAGAGATCCATATCCTAATCCTGCGGCAATAAATGGAGCAGATGCACCGATTGCTGATGCGGCTCCTTCTTCGCCTCCAACCATGTATCCAAATGCACCAGGTATAGATGCACCTGCTACTGTAGCCTTGGTTAGATTAGCACCTTCGGTGAGAACTCGGCCTACTCCAGTTTTATCCAATACCCTTGCGGTTCCACGAACAAGAGATGGTATTTCTCGGGATTGTGTAAGAATTGGTTTTAGCTGGGATGTGGCATCTCCGAGTACAAGGTTCTCAGTTCTATCGACTATAACTTCGGAGAGTTTTGGATTATCAGCGGGTAATGCCCCTACTCTCTTGAAGAATGGCAAACTGCTCTCTGCGATGGTTAATTGCTTACCGAGTATAGCTGTGCTTCTGCCCATAGTCGCTAATGCTCGTGGACCCATGTAGGCGGCTAGAGCATTAAGTCCTACTCCGCTGGCACTATAGTCACCATCAGACGCATCTAATCCAAAACCTATACCTCCAAACACTACGCCTTTAGCCCAATTTTCGGGTAAGCCGGCTCGCATTAAGAAAGTGGTAGCTTCTTCGATGCCAGCCCTTCTTAGGAACTCGGTCATGTTGCCCACATACTCGCCTGCTTTACCGAGTCCCTGCATGGTTTTACCGATTGCTTTATTTGTAATACCCGCACCGGCTTTTGCTTTTTGCTCGGTGTATGGTTTTAACTTTTCAAGGATCTCGTCTGCCTCCTTGGTAGCACCCTTTAATGCATCTGTTGCTGTTTGCACTACATTATCAGGAGCATTTACGGACAATCGATTAAGTTGCTGGCTGTAGAGTAGTTTTTTCGCTTCTGCTTTTTGAAATTGCTCGGCAAGTTTTTTGGCGGTTCCACGGCGAAGCATATTACTCGTAGAACGAACCGCACCTGTGGAGGCCATTGCGAGTGGGTTTTCAAGTTGTACAAATAAAGAACCTGCAAGTGCTTGTTGCTTATCGGGTGATACACGGCCTGCTTTCAGGTCGTTGTACATATCGATATCACCAAACTGCTCTGCCATGATCGAAGCTCCATCATTCAGGAATGCTTCGGTTTCCATCATGCCTTTTATAAATTCGATAGAGGCATCGATATCTTCATCGCCCTCCCCTACTAATTTAGAAAATCCAAGTTTACCGGCATCACCGATAGTTTTATATCCCGCAAAAACTTCGGCGGCTAATTGGTAGCCTGTCGCCTTTCTTTGTTTTCTTCTTTTTTGCTGTTCTTCCCGAGCCGCCTCTACCATTTGTTGGCTACCAGGTACTCCGTAAGTCATCATGCCGGAAGCGGCAAAGTCTAGACTTACCTCTTTTGATATGCCTTCTAAGCCCTCAAGAACCTCACCAGCGGCCTGTTTGAATACATCGTAAAGATCAGAGTCTTGCTCCTGATCGAAGTATCCATTCTTGAACGCTTCTCGGGCAAGTTGCTTGTGGCCACCCTCATACGCCTTGATCATTTTATCAGGCGAAACGACTTGTTTTAAAATCTGAAAAGTCGATTTTGCATTAGGGGCTTGATCCCCCTCGACCATAAAATCTACGCCAAGGGGTTCACTCTTTATTCTGTATTGTCCCATTATTGAGCCTCTACCGAAAGTCCTGGTATAGTGTAATTGCCTTGGTCTGTTTTGATGGCGTTGGAACTCGATTCAATGGATATTGGGCCGGCCAATTCATCTTCGATCATTTGATAATTGTCGGGCAATGTAAGACTTTCAGGAAGTTGCATTTGATTTACAATATTTCTGTACTGCAAGTAGCTATCCTTAACAGGAGCAAATTGTGCAGATGCCGCTTTTCTTGCTATATTTACGAAGTCTTTTCTTTGAGCGTCTGTTAATATAGTACCATCCTTCAGCTTACGAATTGCCTGTGCAATCGGTGCAGGGATTGCGACTCCATCAGCTTCACTTTTCTGTAACCAAGCAGTAGCATCGGCGGCTGTCTTAAATTCGCCTTCACGAACCACACTACCAGGGTCTAAAATTTTCATGTAGTTAAACACTAATGCTAAATCTCCAGCGGCTGATGGTTTTTCTGCCGATTGTTTAACTTTTAAAAATGCGGCTCTAACAGGTTTGAATGCTTTAACCTCGTCTAATGAGTTATACTCCTTTCGCATCTTGTTGATGCTTTCATCAAAGTATTGCTTTACTTTAAATGGATCAGGATCCTTTGGCTGACTTTGTGCAATCTGTTGATCTATTTGTTTGGCCATAGGCAGAACTTTATCCATTGGCTGTTTTTGTAGTCTTGCATCACGAATAAATTTCTTTGCTTCAGGAGACATTACAGACTGCTCCGCTGGTGATGGACCAGGAACCATACGAGCGGGAGGAGTAGCCCCTTTACCTGCTCGCATATTACGAAGAACAGAATTTCTATCAGGCCCACTTGGATCGATTTGAGCCGGTCCTGGTTGAGCCATGTAATTTAAAAAGTTTGTAGTTTTCTTCCGCTCCTGATCCGCTCTCAATCGATCATCTCGCTGATTCTCTAAGTTCTGCCTAGCGATTTGCGTATTTAACTTAGTAAGCTCTTGTTGCTGTAGAAATCTTTGAGCATCCATCTGCTCTTTTCGTTTCAATTGGTCAGCCGTATTTACGGTCATTAGAGAACCAAGTAATGCTTTCTTTTTAGAATTTGAAAGTTCCCCATCAATGAACTTGGAAAGCGATTTGCCTAGTTCGCTTTCTCCCGATGCAATCTCTTGTTGCCTCTCAGGAGTCATGCTTTGAAGAATCGCACCGATCTGCATATCTGCGGCCTCTCCTTCTTTTTTATTCTGTGCATACTTCTCTATCGCACCGCCGATTTGTTGCCCCATATTCGCAAACATCTGCCCCTGTGTAGCACCCGCCCGTGCGATTAGGTTTGCGGCATTGGCGGTAGAGCCAAGTGCTGATCCGTAATTCCCGCTAAAGTATTGTCCTCGTCTCATAATTCTTAGCCTCCGATTTTAGAATATTTTGCCCGCAGATGCTAAACCACCAAACAATCCGCCACCCAATGAACCTAGTCCTCCGAATATACCAGCGGTCCTATTTGCATTAGCCGCTTGATTAGCGGCGTACATTGTCGCATCATTTGCCGCCATCTGTGAGATGTACCCTAATCCCGATTCGGGGTTTAGGTATTGTGGCCCACTCTGTAACCCGTAGCCCGCTTGTCCGAATACTTGTTGTCCGGCTTGCAAGCTACTTCCGCCGCCCCGTCCGAGTAGTGCTTGAAATGGATCGAGTGATGTTTGCTTCTCGATCTGCGAGAGATTACCTACCGCATTGATGTAGTTCCCTAGTCCTTGCTGGCGAAGTGATTCGTTGATCCGTTGAGCATCCATTGTTGCCCCTACCCCAAACTGTGCGGCCTGTTGCTTTTGCGCCTGATTTACCTGGCTTGCCCGTTGTGCCGCATCCGCATCAAACGCATTGGCTTGCTGATTAAGTTGTGCTTGAGCGAGGCTAGTTTGCTGACCTAGTTGGGCGCGAAGTGCGTCTTGCTCCATGCCCGCACCTACTCCGAATTGAGCGGCTTGATTTGCGGAGGTGGCATCTGCCATCGCTTTGGCTTGTGCCTGTTGCGCGGCTAGTGCTTCTTGCGACAACCCAGCGGATAAGCCTTGGCTTAGTGCTTGGTTGGTAGCGGCTTGGTTGGCGAGTTGTGCTTGCATATCCTGAGAAGCACCAAATTCTGCGGCTCGGTTAAGTGCGGCTTGGTTTTGCATGGATGCCTGAAGTCCGCGACCTAGATCCCGCTCACGAATATCTGCTTCCTGACCAAGTGCTTGCTGTGCGAATGCTCGGTTTTGCATCCGGCGGTTATTGTCTTCCGCGACCAATGCTTGTGCTTCTTCAATCGCACCTGACTGATCAAAAGTTCTGCCCATTATCGTGGATCTTGCACGGGCGGCGTTCGAGATATTGGCTAATTCTCTGTCCGATAATCCATTATCCAGGGCGGCAGTCGCTTGTTCCATGAGAGCTTTGCGAAATGCATCCTGTCCAACCTCGCCACCTTCTAATCCAGCGGTCGCGGTGTATCCATCACCCGATACATTGGCGGATGGAGTGAAGCTAGTATCCGCAGTTAGTTTCATCGGATTAGCGACTTTCGCGGCGTTGTATGATGTACTCGCTTTGAGTGCTAATGGATCGCCCACTTTAGCCGCATCCATAGTTCCCGCAGAAATGTCACCTCCGTAGGTGCTACCGCTTGGGCCTTCCACGATTGTGTTTGCTGAAGTAAGTGCGTCTTTTTGTTCCTCGATTAAATCCCTGGCTCCTGTAATGCCTGATACGGTGGCGGGAGCAAAGTCCTCCATTACTTCAGAGTATCGATCTGCCAAACGCTCAACATCCGCTAAATCTGCTTCGCGTTGGCGGGATAGGTTGCCCCGTTGGATATCTTCAGCAAGTGCGGCAAGACCAAGAAAATTTCCTTGCTCATCGAAGCCAGCCATGCGGTTTGTTTGCTCGCCTGTTGTTGGGTCTAGTGCTTTTCGCCTATCGCCCAATAGGTCAACCATACCATCCTCTTCGCGGACTACTTCGCCTTCTTTAAGTGGTTCGCCTGTGTTTGGATTTATAAATGTAAACTCTTGGGCGGCGGCATCTGCATCACCACCAGCGGAATCAATCGCCCCTTCAAGTTTAGTAAACTCTGTACTAACTGCTTTTAATGCTTCTTCCGCACCCCCTTGCCCCCCAAAATCTTCAGCTTGTACTGGATCATTCCAAAAACTCTTTGTCTCGCCTCCATATGTTTCTGTTATGCCTCCTGTGGAGGTATCCAATATAGCATACTTTGCGTTAGTTCCTTTATGCTCACGAGAACCTTTGCCTTGAGCATAAACCACACTACCATCACTCAACTTGACTATCTGATACCTACCACCTCCAGCGGTTTGCGGATTACCATCTGAATCATTAACGACTTGTCCGCCAGGTATCCCATACTTCCCCGTTTCAGGGTCTTTCACTACTTTTCGCTGTGTACCTAACAGCGTCTGCCTGAGAACATCGGTATCGGTCTGTGCGGTTTGCTGGCGGATCGGGCCTTCGACACCAGCAACAATATCGCCAAGGTTGCCACCAGCGAATCCCGCATCGGCATACATCTGTGCATATTCGCCTTGTCCGAGCAGTTGCTCCATTTGTGCCTTCATGGCATCTGCCATGCCCTCGCCGTAGCTTGGTTGCGCTGGATAGTTAATGTCAGGTGAGCTTCCCATAATTTATTTCCTCCGAATAATTCTCTTAAAATCGTACCAGCGAACAGGCTGGCTTTTTAGTTGGCGCATCCACCCGACAAGTGGGAGTGGATACGGTATGCGATTAATAAATTCTGATACACCGCAACCCACCGCCATATTGACATACCAAGCATCGGGGTTCTCGACATTCCATTGGTCTTGCGGGTGAACATCGCTTTTTGAGTTTACCGCTTTGCCAAGTAGAAATGAGTCGGGGGTGATGAACACATAGCCATTGGCACAATACGCCGCAATGTCGCGATTCATATCAATCCCGCATTGATCGTATAGTGCCTTCGCTTTTACGAGTATGCTCATGGGGCTTGTGTTTTATATGGGTGATTAGATGGTAGGTCTGCGGTGAGTCCCCACTTGTGTGCTAGGTAACCTTCGATCTTATCGGAGTTAGATTGTGTTACATCTTCCGTAAAAATTACCTCACCCCAATCTGAGTCTGCGTTGTTCTGATAATCGTTTAGGCGTATACTACCTGTACCCATTGTGGATAAGCCTGATTGTGCTACATTCGTATTATACTCTGTGGCATTTAACGCTAAGGTTGCTTGCCCATTCGGAATATCAAATTCAGCAGACAGCATAACCCATTGGTTCAACAAATTGGTCGAGTTGCCTGTCATGCTTGTGCCGGGGTTCATGTACCAATCACCCGAGAATACACCCGCCCCACTCATGTTAAACATAATCATCTGAAGCGTTGGATTGCTCTTAGTGAATGTAACAAGTGCATCGTGACTATCAGACGCTGTTACCTTTACTACAAAGAACCACTTATGTACCGCTGTTGAACTAAACCCTACACCTGTGTAAGAAGTCGCATCCGAGTTACCGTCAAACCTAAGTATATTTTTGTTGTTCTGTGCCGTATTTACGGCTGTAAGGGTACTACCACTAGCCGCGTTAAAGGTGTAGTTGTTGCCTGATTTATCTGCGATTGCTGTGACATTACCGCTAGATGAAGTAAAGGTAGTCTGATCGTCCATATCCAACCACAAGCGAGTGGTAATCGATGATGGGTCCCAAGCGGCGTTTGTGGAGCCGCTGATCGCCAATTGCATTTCATCTGCGAATGCTTCACCGATATCAAACATATCGTTCACGCCATTGCCTGTTGTATCAGAACTACCATCGGATGATGCACCCACATGGTTTTGCGAAGCACTATGCCCATAGGTTGCGGCATCTACGATTCCCACATAAGCATCTGCACTGGCAACAGGCGTTAAGTCTGTGCCGTATCCAATCTTTGTGATGACTACAGGGAATTGGTTAGTATTGGAAACTCCATAGGAGTTACCGAGAAGTGTCCGTACTGCGGCGATAAAGGTATTAAGACCGCTAACAGATGTACCGCTCTCCCCTTGCCACCAAATCATTCCTTTGAAATTCCACGCATATCCAGCGTTGGTTAGTTTGGTGGTGGCATCTGATAATGCGGAGAGTAATCCACGATAGCAGTCCCCCTCTCTTGTCCCTGTGGCGGTGGTGTCCCAATCAGAAAGGTTAGCGTCTCCAGCATTTAACTGAGATGCACCAACGGCGTATTTAAGAATACCTATTGGCTGAGTGGTGAGATTGATTGCATTTGCTCGACTAACAAATCCAAGCTCGGGGCCAAAGCTAGGGGAGTTGACTAGATTGTTACCGTCTCCTTTTGTACTTCCCGCTACAAGCGATGTCGCCCAGCTAGAGTAATTCTGAGTGGATTCAGCGTTAGAGGTGCTATCATGCCAAGAGGTATAGAACAGACCGTCTTGTGTAGATTGTGCAGATGTTAGATCAGAGACATCAGCGTGACCGTGTGCATTCGACTGCCCCGCTAATATGAACAAGTCGATTGTTTGGTTTGTGATTACCGAGTTATCGAAAGTTCTGTACCATACTCCGTTGTAAAAGTAGGACATGGTGGGAGTTCCGCCAATCGTACCATCGGTAACTAAAGCATTTGTTCCGGCAGTAGCCGCTAGAGGTAAGTTGGCTTTTGTGTAGGTGTTAATTGTTGCCCCGTCCACGCCATCGGCTCCATCCGCACCCGCTGGGCCTGTCGCCCCCGCTGGTCCTTGGAACTGTGCAAGGTCATTCCACGGAGTCACGCCGTCACCGATCTTTAGAATCTGATTGGTTGTATCAAACCCAGGCTCGCCTTCCGCAAGTATGATTGGGTTAGGACTAGTGACTGACCAATTGGCCGCAGTATCGCGCCGTAGGAATATGCGTCTAATACTCATAGGGATGCACTACCTCCGTTTATTGAGTCTGCTTCGACATGACTCAAGGATGCACGGCCACCATCCACGATACCCACGGCAGAGTCCTCCATTGTTTGGAATCTCGATTTAGTCGCCCCCACATTGTGATCCAGCACGATTCGTTTCCAATCGCTTCCTGTATCTATAGCCAAGCAATGACCACCATTGTCGCCCGTGTTACTAAAAAATAAGCGACCTTTCACTCCCGCAGTAGGTAATGGATTAGGCATTAGCTAGATTCGGGTAGTACGATAGCACCCCAAAAAGGTGCAGATCCGTTGGATTGAAGATAGTAACCACTCGCACCGAGCGATACGCGGACATTGTCTGTCCCATCAAATGCGATCATATCTCCGGCTTGTGTGGTTGGTGCTAAATTATCAAACGAAGTAGTCGCGGAACTGACATCGCTTAAATTATTACCAGGTTGTAAAAATGCAGTAGTTGCTTGAGTGGCGGCACTCCCTAGTCCCAAAGCTGTTCTCGCATCACTTGCAGTAGTCGATCCTGTGCCACCATCCGCAATGGCGATGGGGTTATCCAAGCCTGATATATTACCGCCTGTGACATTTACATCGTCCTCACTAATGGTGACGGTTGGCTCGCCTAATTGATTAAGAGATGCGGACGATACCTCCACGCCTGTGTCGAAGGTAAAGCCCCGTGTGACATGAGCGGTGATAGGCATTATGCGTATTCCCTCCTTGCGTTTGCTCCGCCTTCTATCGCTTCTAGTGCGACATGGCGAAAGCTAGGCTGTCCCGCTGTTACATCGATCTCTACGGAGGCCGCGTAGCCTCTCGCGCGTCCACTCCCAAAGCGAATGAGTTTCTCCTCGCTCGTTGTCGCACTCTCGGTGTGTACCGTGTTTGTGCGGTCGGGATCTATCGTGTTCACCTTGATCGTGAATTGATCTCCGTTTTGCACCTGGCATCCGAGTTGACCGCGCTTCCAACTCTTCACATCGATATTCCCGAATGTGAAGGAGCGGGTCTTGAGCTTGGCACTTATCGCGGTGGATGTTGTGCTTGCGCTCCCGATTGTTCCCGTGATGTCTGTGGTGCTTTCCTCGATTAAATGCCATCCTTTATCAGAGACAGCAAAGAGTCTGCGTTTTTGTGGATTACTGCCATGAAGTACGGTTACGAAGTCATCGATTTGGAAACCAGCGGGGAAACTATCCACGCTAGTCCAGGATGTTTGTAAAATGTCATACACGAAAATCTTGTTATTCGTGGTGGAGGAGCCTGTGGGGACTGCGAGGTAATACTTATTATCGAATACAATCCCACACGCTTTATCCGCATGGGCATAATTAACATCTGCGAATTGATCTTGGATGGGTTGCGATAGTGGTAACGCTTCCCCACTTACTTTCGAGATTGCGACTCCGAGGTTTTTTGCCGGATCAAGTCCCTGTTGAAGAGTAAAGACCCCGTCATCACTTAGAAAGTACATCTGTGGTCCACTCGCGGCTATGCTTTTGCGGGCCACACATCCATGCTGGCGGGTAATCTCAAACACTCCCGCAGAGTTGGTCAGAGCAATGTTGTTTATTAAATGTATGCTATTACGGAAAAATACGATTAACTGATTCTCCAGGTATGGAGTAAATCCAACCAAGCGATCAGCGGTTCCACGATTAATTCTAAACTGCGATTCTGCGGGATAGAAGTTATCGGTATCTAAGAGATCCGAAGCGATCACGGTGTACTGCGAGTC